ACGCCGCTTACCTTGTGACACGCTCCAGGGAGTATGCCGACCGGGTAGTAACTGATGCCAAGGAGATAAGAGAATGACAGAAGAATTGTTTGGCGTAAAACTGATTGAAGATAAAAATGAATCAGATCGAATCATAAGATTAATTCATTTTCTTTTTTTGTTTTCAGTAGAAATGAAAATGCCGGTTGAAAAAGTAAATCATCTTTTCACAAGCTTGTCAGATCATAAGGGTGAGTTAACCGTTAGATGTCATTCACGTCCACATACGATAATCAAAGAAACTATTACTCGACTATGGGATGAAAAATACAATGAATATGAAACTGTATTTGAATGGGACACAGAATCAGGATTTGAGCAATTAAAAGTAATTAGGAACTGAAGATGGCTCTAGCATTTAGTTTAGAAGAAAAGAAAGAACGCATCCGGCAAGCGATGGAGGTTTACTCCACTACCGGATCATGGTCAAAAGCCGACAACATTGTCCGGCGGCAGAGCGTGGAGAAGTGGGTACGGAATCCTGAGCTGCTGGCATACGCTACAAGCCTTGGTTACCAGCAGATGTGTACCGATGAGGTAGCAGGTTTTGCACCCGTAACCGCACACTACACCGCTCGGATCGCTTTCTCCGGTGCATTGGTGCATATGAGGGACGGTAAGTATCTTTGCCGGGACGGCGCAAGAATCCACTACGCCGTACAGCACGGGCAGCTGGTCATGTTCAAGCTTGACGGGGCAGGTAACCGGCACCATGCCGGGCCTGCTTACTTCCGTGGTGCTGATGTCATGGCCGCAGACTGGATGATAATCAGATGACTGGCTTTGAAGCATTGGAATTAATTGTTAATGACGTAGATAAGTACATCAAACCCAAAAGCTGGGTTGATGGCGCATTTATATGCAGATCTACATTTATGGAAAGTGGTTGGTTTTGTTCACATGATTTGCAAGATGAAGAAGATGCCATTGAAAAATTCATAAATCTTTTGCTGTTTGAACAATGGGAAGTAATTGAACGGGAGATAAAAAATGAAATACAACCAGGCACTTGATGCATTGCTGGCAGAGAAGCCCATACGCCGGGCCTTGTGGCCTGATGGGCTACACTTCCGGTTCTCTGAACTTTGGGACACCTTCAGCGTTGCAGAGGGTACAGAAGTAAAGGAAAAGAATAGCGTCATTTGGCTTACCGCCGGTGACCTGTTCGCTGAAGACTGGATGATCGGCAAGTACAATCCGGTTACCGGGGAGCCGATATGGGAAGAAACCAAATGATACCTTTTGCCATTGGTGCTTTGGTGGGTGCTGGGTGCTTGGCTGTGTACAACGAACTGTATATTCGCTGGTTGTATGCTGATGTAAAGAAACAGGCTAAAGCCCAAGGCATCAGCAAAGAAAAGATGCGCGCTGCTATGCTCTGGGCTACCAGCGCGGAGCTAAGGAAGAATCTAGATGAAGACTAGAGAAAAGGAGTACGAAGATGGCAGCACAACCCGGAGCAGGTAGACCAACCAAGTACACACCGGCAACGGTAGCCAAGCTCACAGACGCTCTGCGCGGTGGTAACACCCGCAGGGCTTCCTGTGCTGCCGCTGGTATTGATCAAACTACACTTGCCAACTGGCTTAGGGAATATTCTGAATTTTCATACGCTGTAGAAAAGGCTGAGGGTGAAGCGGAACTGCGCAACCTTGCAGTCATCCAAGATGCAACCCGCACGACATGGCAGGCGGCCGCGTGGTGGCTTGAACGCAAGCACAAGGCCGACTGGTCATCTAGGGTAGAGCAGACCGGCGCTGACGGTAGCCCGGTCAAGGTGATAGTCGAGTATGCGGATAAGCCAGGTGCATGAGCTTCACCACGGCAACTGTCTTGACATCCTACGCACCATGCCGGATAACTCGATTGATGCTGTCGTAACCGATCCGCCGTACGGCTTATCCTTCATGGGCAAGCGTTGGGATTATGACGTTCCGTCTACGGAGATATGGGCAGAATGCTTGCGTGTGCTAAAGCCCGGCGGTTACCTGCTGGCCTTTGCTGGTACTAGGACTCAACACCGCATGGCGGTACGCATTGAAGATGCCGGGTTTGAGATTCGGGATATGTTAGCGTGGATGTACGGTAGCGGGTTCCCAAAGTCTCACAACTTAGACGGTGAACATCAGGGCTGGGGTACAGCACTCAAGCCAGCCATGGAGCCTATCACGATGGCACGTAAGCCCTTCAAAGCCACGGTAGCGCAGAACGTGCAGGAGTGGGGTACAGGTGCCATCAACATAGACGGTTGCCGGATTGGTGAAGAGGAAATAATTCAACATAGACCGAAAGAATGGCGAGGTTTTCATAAACTGCAAGATGGTGAAATCAGCGGATATGAAGATGCATCAACAATAGGCCGATGGCCTGCTAACGTGATGCACGATGGAAGCGCGGAGATTCTGCAAGGCATGGGCGAAGCGGCACGGTTCTTCTACACGCCTAAAGCCTGTAAGGATGACCGGGACGATGGGTGCGAGATGATGGATGCAAAGCAGTACAGCCATGACGGTAGAGACAAGGCGATTGAAAACGCATACCAACGCAACGACAGCCAAGCACGGAACTTCCACCCAACCGTAAAGCCTACTGACCTGATGCGCTACTTGTGCCGCATGGTTACACCTACCGGCGGTATTGTGCTTGACCCCTTCACCGGATCAGGTAGCACCGGGCGCGGTGCAGTGCTTGAAGGATTCCGGTTCATCGGTTGCGAGATGGATGCAGACTATATCGAGATAGCGAAAGCCCGTATCCTTGCAGCTGAGAAAGCGTACCAGCCTTGCCTGATATTCGATTAGTTTTACCAAGGCCGCATGAAGCCCAGCAGGTCATTCTGCGGGAAGCCCGCCGATATAATGTTTTGGCATGTGGCCGTAGGTTCGGGAAAACCACACTCGGCGGTAACTTGCTCAGTGACCCGGTGCTTATTGACGGTCTACCTTGTGCTTGGTTTGCACCTACCTACAGGCTCCTAGAAGAGGCATACGCCGATCATAAGCGCATCTATGCTCCGGTTATCCGCAGGGCGGTACAAAGCCCAGCCCCGCGCATCGAGCTTATAACCGGGGCAGCTATTGACTATTGGACGCTTGATGACCCTAGCACGGTAGCCCGTGGTCGTAAGTACAAGCGGGTCATCATCGATGAGGCCGCCATGGCTAGACACTTGGAGCAAGCCTGGACTGAAGCCATACGCCCAACGCTTACCGATTACCGGGGAGATGCGTTCTTTCTTTCCACACCTAAAGGCTCCAACTACTTCCGTACCCTTTACAACCAAGCCGCTACGGATTCCGACTGGATGTCATGGCAGATGCCTACCACCGCTAACCCGTGGATTGATGCTGAGGAGGTAGGCAAGGCGGGGGAGTCACTGCCATCGATTGCTTTCCGTCAGGAGTATTTGGCAGAGTTCGTCGATGCTGCGGGAGCAAGAATCAAGCGGGAGTGGCTACGCTATGGCGATTGCCCTGAAGGCCTACCTACCTACATCGGGGTTGACCTTGCCATCTCTACAAAGTCTGAAGCAGACTACACCGGGGTTGCTGTTGTATCACGTGGTGACGATGGCACGATTTACGTTAGAGATATCAACCGTACCCGTGCGGACTTTGCTTCCGTGCTACGCTTCATTGAGGCTATGGCGGCTAAGTGGAATCCATCTATGATCGGCATCGAGCAAGTGCAGTATCAAGCCGCTGTGGTGCAGGAGCTCCTTAGGCGCACTAAGTTACCGATACGGGGGATACGGCCAGACCGTGACAAAGTGACCCGCTTTGCGCCTTTGGAAGCCCGCTACGAGCAATCACAGGTTATGCACTGCCAAGGGTTGCCCGCTTACTTTGAGGATGAGCTGCTATCCTTCCCGGTTGGTCGGCATGATGACGTAGTGGACGCTCTGGCCTATGCTTGGCAGGTGTGCGGTTCTAAGCGTTCTTGGGGTGCCGTCTAAAAATATATCTACCTATACCCTTGCAAGATATACACGCGCGGTGTATATTATCTACATCAAGCAGGGAGATAGAACAATGACAAAGACAATCGGAAACTACACAATGCAAGTTACAGAACACCACGGAGAGTGGATGGCGCGTGTTGTTTACACTAACGGTGGAGCATTCGGCGGAAACGTCTACTTTATGAAGACATACGCAACGATGGCAAGCGCTATCAAGGCTGGAGAAAAGCAACTCGCAAAGTACGCACTGTAAACAAAGGAACCGCCATAGCCCCCGCAAGGGGGCTTTTTCTTTTTGTGGGATACTGAAGCCATGGGTATCTTTGACCGCTTCTTAGGCCGTAAAGCCGCAGCCAACCCGACACAAGCACTACCGCTGCCGTTGTCTCAGTCCAGAGACATCTACCTAACCGGGTACGGCTCTGGTCAGCTGCAAACCTTGCTACGCCGGGCGCTCCCTGGAAGCACCAAGGACTGGGCTAGAGTTGCCGGTGACTTAGGGCTGAATGGTGTCGTTGCTAGTGCCATTGATTGGTATGTGCGTAACTACCCACAGGCAACACCAAAGTACTACCGACCGGTAGATTCTCAACAGGCAGAACCAGTAGAAGACCACCCGGTGATTCAACTCATGGCTCAACCTGATCCGATGATTATGGGTAGCCTTTTCTGGGGCTGGGTCATTCAAGATTTCAAATTGTTTGGCAACACTTACCTGAGAAAGATTCGCTCTTCCACCCGTGGCACCGTGACGGCTTTACAGTTCCTCCCGCAGGATATGGTTAGACCGGTTGGTAATGGCGTAAACCCGCTAACGCACTACGTCTACACCACGGACGGGCGCTCTTTTGACATCCCGGTATCCGACATGATTCACATCCGGTACGGCAGAGACCCAAGCGACATCAGGCTAGGTAGAGCGCCGCTTACCGCTGTACTGCGGGAGATTGCAACCGACAACACCGCATCCACTACCGCATACGGACTCTTGGCTAACGGTGCTATGCCTAGCCTCATTGTCGGCCCTGATGCCAAAGAGACCAGCGTTGATATGTCGATGGACGATGCCCGGCAGGTCAAGCGGCAACTGCATGAAGACCTAACCGGGGACGGTTCAGGCGGTATCGTGGTTATGACCGGTGCGTACAAGATGGATAGGGTTAGCCTTACTCCTTCCGAGCTTGCTTTGGATTCTGTGAGGCGTGTACCGGAGGAGCGTATCTGTTCAGCCCTTGGTATCAACCCGATGGTACTAGGGCTTGGAAGCGGCTTAGAGCGGTCTACCTACAGTAATTACGAACGCGCCCAGCAAGCGGCTTGGGA